ATGTTTACCTCACTTTGCTCGTACTCGACACGCCGCTCGGTGACGGCATACTGACCGTGAACGCGCGGGCGGGAAAACCCAGTCACGTCCACCACATCGCCCGGTATCAAATCGCCCGCGCGCGCACTCTCGGCATCGGCGGCCAGCGTCAGACGGGGTTCAGGACGCAACAGTGATTCGGCGCGGTCGTACACTGCCGCCGTCGTCTTGAGTTGGTCATCCGTCTGTCGGGCATCCCGGCGGCGATAGTCGTTCTGCGAGGATCGGTCGCTGTCTCGACCGATAAGCGGGAACGGATACCGAGCGCGAAAAGCGAGGTTGCCCGACCCGTCGGTCCCGACTGGGTGACCGGACGACCCGGTGGCCTCAACAATCAGGATTGGGTTGGTGTTGGGCGCGAACGTGTGCGACGGCAACCGGAACGTCGTAAACCCGTCGTCGTCCAGAAACTCCGGCGCGAGTTGTTTGTTCGCAATATCGCTTTGCAGATTGCCAACCTCCACGGGCGACCCGCTCTCGCTGGCCTGCAACCGAACCCGGAGGTTGTCCTGCGAGTTCGGGTCTTTTTGTGTGTAGATGTCAATTCGTGCCAGTTCGCTCTTTCGCACCGACAACTGTTGCGTAACCCGACTTGTCCCGGTGACGGTGGTCGTGGTGGATTGGGTTGTCTGTTCGTCCTCAATATCGAATCCGCGCCCACCGTCGACACGGATGCTGTTCTGAATCCGCTGGTCTGAAAAGGTGAACTGGTAGGGGGCGGTGAGGTCCGTCGGCGTCAGGTCGTGCTTGACCGACACATCTGGAAACGGTTTGAAAATGAGTTTCGTGCCGTCGTGTGCGAGCAAGGCACCGTCGGGCAGGAGTGGTGCGAGGTCCCGCGTGAGCGCGTCGAATAGCGTCCGTCCGTTCAGTGAATAATCTGTCGTCGTGCCCGTGCTGGTATCAATCCCCGAGCGGTCAATCTCCGGCGCGTCGTCATCAACCAGCGTGTCGATAACCGCACCCACGTCCGTCGAATCGAAGGCATTGGTCGCCCGCCGGAACTGCAAGACCGAAAACACGAAATCGGAGATGTTGAGCGACAGTGTGGCGCGGTCCGCGCCCGTGAGTGAATCGGTCGTGTTGCGAATCAGGCCGGTGACGCGCGTCGAAAGTGAGGTTTCGCCCTTGCGCTGGGTGCGAAACTCCACGCGGTCGCCTGCTGTCGGGCGATTACTGCCGACGTACTCCGCGCCGTCGTTGTTGATGGTCGCGCCGCCCGAATCGGCACGGTCACGAGCGCGTTCGTCAATATCGAACGACAGGATGCGCTCGCCCGGGATTGTGACGAACGGATTGCTGTCGCCGGGTTGGTAGACCAGTAGTTTGGCTTTCAGTAATTTGTAGCTCATATATCCTGTGCCTGAAACTCGGCGTGCAAGTCCCGCGCCAGCCGGGATTCGCTCATGTCGCCGCCTTCGACAGTCACGTCGATGTTGTAGGTGTCGCCAAACTGGTCGCTTTTGTCGAGCGGGACCACCGCTTCGGGTTGCCCACCCTCGCCGATAGTTGCCAGCGTCTCCTCGGTTACAACACCACCCTCTGCGAGTTCGACAGTATCAAGCGGTAAACCGGGGATGCCGACATCGCCACCGCCGAACGGGCCGAACTCTGGAAGTTCTACCTTATTCGGCACCTTCGGAAGTTTCCCGGCCGGTCCGGTACTAACAGACTGACCACCAAACGGCCCGATTTGTGGGACAGCAATTTTGCCCGGCAGAATTTCGTTCACGGTTTCAATCGCGCCGTTGATGGGTCCGATAATAGCATTAGACAGGTCGCCAGCGACGTTCTGGACACCGTCCACAATCCCGTTGATAATATCGCTACCGACTGACAAGAACGTATCAACGGGGTCAAGATTCGAGATGACATCATTGAATGCTGCCGTGATTTCACCATCTTCAGCACCAACCAGACCTTGCACAAGACCTGAAAAACCCTCAATAATTCCGTTTACTATCCCTTGTCCGACTGATATGAAAAGGTCCGGGGCTTGATTTGTGGCAAATGTTGCACCGTCAGCAAGAATGTCGAGTATCTCGGAATCTTCGCCACGGAGTGGGTTGGTCAAGTCAATCAACCCTTGGCGGATTCCGGTGCCGATTGCTGCCATCGCGCTGCCGAACAGGTCGGGCGCTGTCTGGCTGATAAACTCTGTCCCGGCACCAACCATTTCATTCAAGAATCCAGTCTTTCCATCCGGCCCGATGAGTATATCAGACAAATCAGATAATACATCTGCAGTTGTATCAGTCAATGATGTTAGAGCTTGTCTAAATGCTTCTTTCCCATCGCCTTGGAGATATATTTGCACGTCGTCTACACTATCGCTGAATGCCCCAACAAGACCACCTTCACTATCAGAACCAATAAGTGTCGTCCGAACGCCTGAAAGTACGTCATCAGCACGCCCCTCTAAGCCAATAAACGCATCTGAAAAATCAATTGAGCCGAGTACTTGGCTGGTGCTGTCTACAGTCTCTCCGATGACACCCGCATCCCCCTCTGGTCCGACAATAGCGTCACGGGCTGCCGTCGCTGCATCACTCAAACTGCTAAATGCCTGTTGTGCGGCGTTCGCAATCCGCGTTGCACCTTGTTCACCGGACAAAAATGTCGCTATATCATTGATTGCGTTATTAATCAGACCACCTTGCCCGTTCTCCCCGGCAAGCGCAGTGGCGACTTCTTCCACGCGCGTGGTTGCACGGTCAACGAGCGTCCCGAGCGCGTTATCAAACTCGCCGTTGGCCGCCTGCGAAATCGCGGTACTAACGGCCGACAGGTCACTTTCGACAGTATCCTTGAGTGATTGGAATACGTCTGTGTCGCGGACTCTGCCGAATAGTTCGCCAAGCGCGCCCGTAGCTGTGTCGGCAAACTCGGGGATACCGGACTGCTCCACTAAATCCTGCGTCCGCCCGAGCAGATGCCCCACGCTATCCGCCGTCTGACCAACCGCCGGGATAAGCGTCTTGTTGAGTTCGGTGCCGATGTCGTTCAGTTTCGGGATGGTATCAACGACACCGTCCCCGAAGTCCACGAGTGTCGGCCCGAGTTCCTTCGTCGTCGCAACCATCTCCTCGAACGCGGGTTGCGCATTATTCACGAGGAAATTTGCGAGGTTCCGCGCCGCCGGGAGTGCTTCGCGCCCGAGGTCCATCAGCTCCTCAACAGCGGCGGGGATGGCATCCATCGCCGTCTCGCCCGCGTCGCGGAGTGCGTTCTTGAACGCATCCAGCGGTCCGAGCGAATCAACGATGCGGCGCGCGAGTGTCGGGATTGCGTCAAAGGCATCCTCAATGAGCGGGACGAATTCCTCACCGAGGTCAACAATGATGGGCGTGAGTTCGTCTTGGAGTTCGGAAAAGGCGTCCTTTAGGCCGCCCGTGACGCCAGTCAAATCCTCGTATTTGTCCTCTTGATTTTCCAGCGTTTCGAGTTGGTCTTCCTGTTTCTCGGTGAGCGTGCCAGTGCTTTCTTCGAGTTCTTCCAGTCGCTCTATCCGTGCCTGTATCTGTTCCAGTCGCTCTTCGTTCTGTTCGCCACGCTCTTTGCCGAACGCGATAAGGCCACTCCCGACCACCGCACCGAACCCACCGGCAAGACCAGTCGCGGCGGCAGCGACACCGCCAAGCGTTGCGACGAGCGGGGTTGCGGCGGCGGTAATGCCCGTGAGCGCAGTCGAGAGTCCGACCGCCGCACCCGCCGCGCCGGAAAACGACGACGCTAATCCGAGTGTCGTCAACCCAAGTAGCGACGCCTGCGTACCGCTTGCAGTACCCGACAGGCCAGTCAGTTTGACCGTCGTGTTCGTCACTGAATCGCCGAACTCCTCCATCGAATCGGCGGCACTATCGGCGGCCCGGTCGGTGCCCGACAGCGCCCGTTGCGTCGCTTCGAGTGACGTGATGGCTGAGGCTGAATCGCCGCTGACATTTACGGAAAGTCCTTGGAACGCCATGTTTGATTATCGAAATGCGGTGTCGTATGGCCGGTCGTCGGTATCGCTACTGTCGCCCGAGGGTGGCGGCGTGAAGTGGTCCGGGCGGTCACTTCGCTCGTGGCGCTGTTGCTTGCGCCGTTCCTGTCGAATGTACTGCTCGGTATGGTTTGCCAGTTCGACAAGGCGTAACTGCCGGGGTGAGAGGTCGTCGATGCGCGGCGGCCACGTCCACCGATACCCCCACTCGTGGAGTTGTTCAGCGGTGCGCGCCTGTCGTGCCACAGCGGGCACGTCTACCCGTTTCCCTCGTCATCCAGCGGCATCTCGTCTATCGCATCGGCAATCCCCGACGACGAAACGATTGTCTCTTGCATCGACTTGAACAGCGCGAGTGCGCGCCCGACGCCAATCTCGCCCGCGTCCACGTCCGGCGATTCGAGGAACGCGTCGATGTACGCCCGCGCCAACACGAGTTCGTCGGCGTTATCTTCAAGGTCCGCCTCAACAGTTTCGAGGTCCGCGAAACTCGGTTCTTGCATCTCGTACTCGACGGTTTGGCCGTCGACAGTGACGGTTCCCGAAAGTGTCGTCGTGCCGGTCAGCACGTCGGCGGCGGTGTCCTCACTCATGGCTTAACTCTTGTTGATGCTGATTGCCGGGTCGCCCGTCGGCGTGAGTGTCACGCTCGGTTGGACGTTCGTGTCGCCAGCACCCCGCTCGTAGGCTGGCGGTCCCGTCTGTTGGACGTTGTTGAGGTCGATGGTCTCGCCGCTGTCGAAGGTGTAGGTGATCGTGCCGAACTCAGCCGTGTTGAACGCATTGCGGATTTGCGTCGCAGACTGGTGCTCGCCGCTGGCAGTCACATCTACGGAGATTGAGCGTGCGCCCACGTCGACCACTTCGCGGCGCGTCGTCTGCTGGGCCGACCGTGACACATCCCGCTCAACCGACAAGCCCAGCGTGTGGAGGTTTGGCGCGATTGGCGTGCCCGACACCTCGAATGTGGTTTCGATGAACTGCGGCCCCTCCTCGGTGATGGCGCTGGCGTGGGACCCGCTCCCGAGTGCGGGAATCCCGAACTCGCTGTCAATGCTATCGGCGGCGCTATCGCCCGACCCAGCAATGACGTGTTCGGTGAGTTCCACGTCGATGTTGCCCGACCCGTCGTCTGTGCCGACCGTGATGTCGCCCGCGTGGTCGCCTGACACGTCAATCGCATCAAGGTCGTCGAACGTGGCCGTCGTGGTGACGGTATTCGTCGCGGTGCCCGGCAGTGTCACCGTCTCGGTCGTGCTTGCGTCCTCGCTTTCGAGCGTCACGTCGTTCGTGTCGCTGTCGTCGGTGGACCGAACCACGAGTTCGGTGCTGCTGCTCGGTTGCGAGATAACATACACCCGCGCGCGCTCGCACTCCATGCTTAACTCTTGTGGGAGTGGCATTGGATTGCTGGCGTCGCCGTCGAAGGACGCCGACGTGGGGCGCGCGCCCGTGACGACAGCGAACTCGCGGAACCCGCCGCCGTCCGACCCGCCCGCCTGTACGTCTCGCCGTGCGACGACAGTCAAACTCGGATAGTCAGTTTCGCCGTCATGCACGATGGGGTAGGCGATGGGGTCTTGGACGTTCCCGCTCGCATCGACAGGGAACTGTCCCATGTGGTAGCCGATGGTGGCCGACGCCGCTTCCGCGCCCCGGTCGTTCGACTGCGCGTCGATAAACCCGAGTGCTTGTCGCTGTTCGTACTGCGGTTCCGGCGACACGGACACATCGGCCACGAGGTCCGACGCTGTGAATTTGTTCCACTCGGGGTCTGCGGGTGTTTCGCCCGGCGTTGTCTCTTCGACCCATTCGAGACGGATGTCTTGGAGTCCCGACTCGATGGGTGCGCGGTTCGTACTCATGCGTACCTCCGTGCGAGACTACCGTCTCGCTGGTATCGATGAATCATTAGTGTGTGATTGGTGACTACTTCCGGCAGTCAGTCGGGATTGTGCGGGACTATCACGTCAAACTCGTCACAGAGTCGTTCACCTACGTCGGCGGGCACCTGCGCGGTGCCCGTGTCGGCAAACGCGACTGGTTCGTCCATCCACTCAGTCTTGAGGGCTTTCGTTCCCTGATTCTCGTTGCGTATCCACATTATCGTTGGATGTACGTGTACTGCACTTGGCAGTTAGCGATGCGAACCGGCGGGTTTACGTCGGTGTCATCGGGCGCGTCAGGGCCGCGCTGACTGCCGACGGCTTGAAACTCTGAGGATTGGCCCGCCGCCGCACTGCGACAGGCGTCCTCCACGGCGTCGATGATGTCAACAACGATGTCCTCCGCTGGTTCGGCGCTGTACTGATTCGCGTCGGCGGTGTACTCCCGGCCACCGTCCTCGGCGCGGGCAATCGCCAAGAGCGTTCCCGACCGGAACTGTACTGGGCCGTTGTTCGACACGGCATCATACGTCGATTCGCCGCCGCTGGTTTCATTCGAGAATTGAATGATGAGCGACGGGTAGACTGCACCGACGTTGTTGATGCTGGTTTGCGTCGGCAGGAACTCGTCGTCACTGGGCGTCGAGTTGTTGGGGTCAAACCCCTTGGCGATACTCGCGTCCCAGTTGGGTTTGAGTACCGCGTCGCGGAAGTGTTTGGCCGGTGTGTCGGGCAACCGTGTCATAGTTGGATACTCTCACTGGCGAGTGCGCGACCGGCGTCAGGCGGCGCGGGCGAATCGCTCGTAAACCCGGAGAACTCGCTGGCGTCGGGCAACACCCGAGGGTCATCGCCCGGCACAGCCACGACGGACGCCCGGAGCGTGCCGGTGTCGATGAGTCCTTTGTTCTTAATGACTTCTTTCACCCGGCGCTCTATTGCCCGGACCAACACTTTCAGCACACGCTCTAACGTGTCAATCGCTTCGACAGTCGTCTGCGTGTTATGGGCGATGAATCCGTCGACGCCCTGCAGTCGCACCTCGTTGATGACGGGTTGGAAGAACGGTTTAGCGTCCATCTTGGATGTGCCAAATTCCAGATAGATGCTGTACTCAACCCCAGTTCCGACAACGAACTCGGCGGTCGTCTGTACGTCGTCTTTCGTCTCGCGCACCTCTTGAATAGCGCGCTCTACGCCGTCCAAATCCAGCGAGTAGGTCACACTATCACACCTCCTCCACGTCGAGTACGAGCAAGCCGTTGTGCGTGTCGGTCACGGCCTGTACCTCGTACCGTCTGCCGTCGGCGGTATCCACGAGTTTCGTACTCGCTTCGCCAGACTCGCCGAAGTCCGTCCACTGGATGCCAGTGTCGTCAGGCACGCGCACCTGTGCGTCGGCGTCGCTGGTGGTGCCACCCTCGCTTTCGCGCGGGTCCTCGGACGGTTGTTCAACGCGGGCGTCCAGCGTGTCCGTTGGCGAGTTGGGATAGGTGAGGTCAAACCCAGTGTCGTCGTCGTAGGACTCGCTGGGTTCGTACACCTCAATTGTCGTGTTCGCCAACTCGCTTGTGTGGATGCGCCGAAGTGCGTTCGGGAGGTCACGGCGTGACATGGATTAGTCTCGGGATTTCACGTCGGGCACGGTGAGGTCTGCGGCAGGTTTTGCCGTTGAGCCGAGCGACCCGGTGGGGTCAAGCATCAACGCGATTTGTCCGTGCGTCGATGCCGATAGGCCTTCGCCAGTTTCGCCCTCGAAGGAGACGTTCCCGCCGCCCTCGCCCGCCGACGAAATTTGCCGCTCCGGCCCGGTGGCCACGAGGTGCGCGGCGAGTCGTGTCACCACGTCATCCCGCGTGTCGCTCGGGACGTTACCACCGGAGATGAGCGGGTCGTACAATCGCCCCGCCGCATCAATCAGCGCGTTCAGGTCGGTGTTCGACAACTCGGTGTCGCTGAGCACACGCTTTACGTCGTCAGGGTCAACGGCCATTGCTATGTCCCCAGCGCGTCCTTGGCAGTTGCGCGGTCCTGTCCGGTCACTTCGGCATCCACGAGCGCGGCCCGTTCGGCGTCGGTGTAGTCGCCGTCGCGGAGTTTTTCGCGGAGGTCACTCACGCTGTACTCACCGGGGTCGAACGGTGGGTCTGGGAGTTCGTCGTCACCGTCAACTTCGACGAGTTCGGGTTGGGGACCGCCGACGTGTTCAGGCAACTCTGTCGTCTCACCGGGTGCAATTTCTTGCGCGTTGCGATGGTCCTGAAACACGCCGGTGCCCTGCCACTCGTAGACGGGCATGGATTATGCACCAGTGTAATACACTGCACCCTTCACGCCGCTGTACGTCGTCTTGAAGAACGGGATGCGGCTCGCCAGCGTCTTGTACTTCGTGCAGAGTCCCATGTCCGTCTCCTCGCTGAGGTTCGTCGGGGCCTGCGCGGTGAGAATCCGGCAGAACCGAGGGTCTTTCACGAGACAGACGAGTTCGCCGTCGTCGAGTTCGCCTGCGGCCTGCATATCGAGGTACGGGTAGTCCTGTTGCAGGCGCGTCATGACCGTCATGTTGCCGTCGCCGTCAGGGTCGGCGGCACGCAGGTCACTGCGCTGGTTGGGATGGTACCAGAGCCACGCGCCCTGTTCAACGGGGTCTGGGCCACGGTCGTTGTCGGCAGTCTGGCTTTCGAGGTCGTTCAGGATTGCATCAATAGTGTCCTTGATGTTGTCCGCCGTGCCCCAGTCACCCGTGGCACTGCCGGTGATGGACACCGTAGAGTCCCGAATCCCGTACAGGTCGAGATTGTTGCCCTGCGAATCGGGCGTCGTCGGCCCCCACCCGCTGAGGAACAGGTTTTCCTCGGTTTCGCGGAGGATACGGCCCGACTCCTCGGCCTGTTCGTCTTCGATGGATTCGCCGAAGTTCTGACTCTGTTGCTGTCGGCGGGCCGGAATCTCGTAGTCGCAGTGAACGATGGGGATGGGGACGCCGAAGCGTTCCTTGTTGCGTTCGTCGCCCGTGGATTCAGCGCGCCCGTCCATCGAAATCTGCCCGGTGTTCTGCCAGCGGCCGGTGCGCTGCTTGATGTACTCCGTGCGAGCGAGACTGGCGTCCCGCGTGAATCCGGCGGCCATGACCGATTCCATCATGGTGAGGTTCGTCCGCACGTCCTGCAGCACATCGTCGTCGCGGAGTTCGTGCTCGTCGAAGTCGAGAATCTGGTTGTTCGCCGCCAGCGACGTGGGGCCGCCGCCACCCATCCGGTAGCCACGAACGACGGCGTTGTCGAGCACGGCGAAGGAATTGGCGACCCACTCGGCGGCGTCCGCGCCCCAGTGTTGTTTCGCCTCTGCAACGGCGTTCGCGCGAATCTGCTCCTGTCGGTTCGCCTGTCGCTCCTGATTCGCTTCCATCAGGAGGAGTTCGCGGTCGGTACTCAGCCCGAGGTCGTCGACACCGCCGATGTTGGCGGTGATGGATTCGTTCGTACTCATTTACAGCACCTCCGCGCGGATGCGCGCCATGTCGCCCGGCCCTTCCGACCCGCTGCCGGTGGAGTTGTCCACTGCTTCACGACTACGGAACAGCGTCGCGTCGACTGTGCCCGACTGCAACACCGCGCCGTCGTCGTTGGGCGCGAGTGCGTCGTCGTAACTGATGTCTGCGTCGCTACTACTCCCGAGGTCGCCACCGTTCGCCAGCAGGAGGTTCTGGATGTCGCCCGCCCAGACGCGTGCGTACTCGATGTGTTCGCCCGCGTCGTACTCATGCTGGCGCGGAATGTCCGCGTCGTTGGCGTGCGGTGGCGTGTCGGGCGTCAGTGCAACCAGCACGACCGTTTCAGTTTGTTCGACGGTGTCCACGCGCTGTACCGTCGGCGTCGGTTCGCCCGCGCCGCCGGAGATGGTGCCCGTCTCCTCCACGAGCATCCCCGGGTAGATTGTTTCGCCCGATGCGACTTCACCCTCGCGGATGTGGTACTCGGCATTCGCACCGAGAATCTTCGTTTCGGAATGGGTCGCCATCAGTCATCACCTCCGTCGGGTTGGGAGAGAATCCCACTCGACACGTCCGGCAGGTCGTCGTCGCTGTTCGCCACGCCGTCGAACGACCCCGGACTCGGTATCCCAGCACCGGCGTCAGTCACGCTGTCGCGCTTGGCTTCGAGCGCCGGAACTGTCGGGAAATCCTCTTGCACCGCGTCGGTGTCGTCGTACTCGGCGCTGTTGGCAACGATGTCCGCTGCCAGTTCTGCCTTCTGTTCGTCGTCTCGATTCGCCTTGATTCGTTCGGCGGCGCGCTCGACAAGCGCATCCTGTGCGTCGTCGCTCAGGTCGTCGAGCGTGATGTCGCCGCCGTCTGTCGTGCCCCCGTCACCGGAGGTGTCGTCGTTGTCGTTGCTCATGATGTCCTCGTGAATCGCCTGTAGCCCGTCATCGCACCGCGCGCTCAGGGCCTGTTCGGTCAGTTGACTGTTCGCCGTGATGTCGTCAATGAGGTCTTGTCTGTTCACTGTCGTCGTTGGAGAGTCGTCGTCAGCGGGAGAGTCCACAGGGGATTCCGCCCCCGTCGTTCCGATGTTGATGCCCAACGCGTCCACAAGTCCGCGCCCCAGTGACGCCAGCACGTTCGCCGACTGTTCCTCGGTCGCACCGAACAGGTCATCCGGCGCGGCGGCCAGCATTTCGCTCACCCAGTCGGACGCCTCACTTTCAAGGGTATCCGACAGACCGTCGACGCCGCCCCGGCCACCCGAGAGCGCGGCGTCAATCGCCACGAGTGCGCGGGTGTTCACAGGTTCGTCCGGCCCGCGCCGGAACGGGAGTTTCCAGTTGGCCTTGTTGTCTCGCGCCCCGTCGGCGGTAGGCACAACGGCGTGGGTCTGGTCCAACACATCGGCGGCGGCCATGTCCTCACTCGGGTTCGGCATCGCCGCAATGGCTTCGCTCCCGTCCCACTCCCGGTCGGTGAACTCCACGTCGTCGGGCATGACACTCGTGAGTTCCATCGCCGTAGCGTTACCAGAAAGTTCACCCATTTCGCGCAGGCGTTCGACCAGTGCCTCGTGGGACGGACCGGGCATGAACACGGTGTCGGCACCCTCGCCGTGGGTGTGCGTTATCTCGTCGCCCGCACCCTCAAAGCCAAGCTCTTGGGCCGCTTCGACGGCCTCGCCAGGGTTGTCGAAGCGATACTCGTCGGGCACGGTGACGTTCGCTTGCATCGCCGCGTCGGGGGCGTTATCCCACTCGCCAAGCAGTTCGGACTCGGACTTGACGACGGTGCCCATCTCAAAGCGGTCGCCGTTCCAGTTGTCGAGTTTGTACGCCGCTTCGTCCTCGGTCGCTTCGCGGGTCACGTCGGCCCCCTCGGCGCTCACCTGCTCGCCGGGTTCGGTGACGGCTTCGGCAACGCGCCCGGTGCCCGGCGACGCGCTTGTCTGCCAGCGCACCAACTCGCCCACGTCGAACGTTGCATCTGCGGTCATGTCTGTGTCCTCGCCATGTTGTGCGTTAGAGCGGGTCATCGGCACAGACACCTCGGCATTGGCCACGAGTTCGGGATTGATACCACACCCGTCGGCCACCGAACACTGCCCGCGTTGCTCGGGCAAGAGGGCGATACTGTCCGGGCGAACGATTTCCTCGGCGTTCTGGCGCTGTTGACCGTCGTATTCGCCGGGCGGCAAGTCGGCGGCAGCGTACTGACTTGACACGTCGAACGCCTCGCCCGATTCGAGTTTTTCGCGCACGGTATCGCCACCGTCCACTTCTGCGAGACGGTCTTTTTCCACCCGAATGTCAACGAATCCCGTTTCCGTGGTGGCGTCGTACTCGGGATTCTCACCCCGTCCGACGTGGAGTTCTGGCTGGCGGTTCGCCGCCACGGGTTCGCCTCGGTCGTTACGCGGGTGCGTCAGCGTGACGGGTGCGCCAGCCCACCCGTTGATAGTCTGGGAGATTGAGCGTTCGGGGACGTACTCAATGACGAACGCCGTGTCTGTCTCTCGCACTTGCGTCGGGTCGATGCTGTTGGTGACAAGATGGTAGGTTGTCATAGTTGTTAGAGGTCTGCTGGTCGCTTCGGGAGCCGCTCGTCAAGTGGCGATTCGGGCGGCGTCCCGCCGATGACGGGGAGTACCGTACACCGCCCGTTCGGATGTGCGGGCGGCTGTAGTCGAATCGCAAAGTCGACGCCCGGTAGCTCAAAGGTCGTGTTGCGCATTTCCTGAATCGTAAACTCCCGGCCTTCGAGTGCCTGACAAATCTCGCACACGCGGTCATCGCCCGCCGTGGTCCACTCGCCGTGACTCACCACGTCGACGCCCGCGTCTTCGTAGCGGTCGAGCATCGCTTCGCTGTGGGAGTTGACGATTGCCGTCCGGGCGTAGGTGGCAAGGCGGTCCCGCGTGATTGATTCGAGTTCCTGATTCAGGCGGGATGCAATCTGCCGTGGATTCTCACCGTTCGCCAGTCCCGCCGACAGTTCCTCGCGGAGTGTTTCGGCGGCGTCGGCGGTGATATCGCTCAAGTCCTCGTAGGCCCGCGTGTAGAGGCGGCGGAGTTGGGCCTCGGGTATCGGCAAGCGCAGGACGTTTTCGTCGTCGGGATTACGCACCGACGCGCCGCCCTGAAAGAG